AAATCAGTCATCACGACTACTCCTGTGATTGCTCGAGATCCCGCGCCAGGGCGCAGGCCGCGTTGTGGTTGAAGCGGAAGCCCTTCACCTTTCCGGTGACGCTGTCCTTGATGTGGTAGGCGTTGCCGGCTGGTACCACCTTGAAGCGGCATGCGGTCACCGGCGCCTTGATGCCGGTCAGCGCATAAAACTCGGCGGTGGCGATCTGGGTGCGCTTGCGAATATCGGCAAGCGTGTTGCGGCGGAGCTGGGTGCTGGGATGCATAGTTGCCTCCAATGTGGCGGGTACTGGCCCAACAAAACTCGGCTGCACTCATCCGTTCCGCTGGTTGCCGTTGGGCGCGGAGGGGAGTGCATGCGAGTTGGGTCGGGGAAGTTGCTGCATCGGGGGGGATCTTCAGTGCTGTGGCCAGGCCTGCCTTTCCTATCCACGCCCATTTAAGGGCTCGGAACCCCACCGCATATGTCGCCCTTGCGGGCCGTGGGGCATTGCCTTACAGCTCGACGCCCTTAGACCCTCACGGGACTAAAGATCACCTCCGATGCAGCCTGGTGCTTGGGAGTACCAGGTGCTCGGGCAGTTTTCGACAGGCTGTCGTGGATCTGGTTGTTCAGATAATTGCCGTCAGAGTTTTCGAACCATCCGGGTTGCTGGTGGTGATATGCATCGCCATCGAGAGACGGACAGGCTGCCGAATGGTTACGGCGCACTTGCTGAAGCGCTCATCAAACACCTCATCGCCATCAGGCAGGTGTGATGTGCAGGTCAGGTTGGAGCAGTCTTCGCCGTTCGGCCCCTCGCCGTCATGGCCGATGCTGAAGCTGGAGATCATCGCAATGCCGTTGCCGCGACAGATCTCGATGATCTGCTGCATGAGCGGGCTGATCTGGCTGTCGTAAATCTCTTCTTTGTTCATGGTCGTGCTCCGGTTGTTTTCCCGTTTGGCCCTGCTCCAAGATCAATCGGTGAAAACCCGGGCCTCGCTACTGGCGACAGGCCCGGTTTGTTGCGTCAGCGATGTAGGTAAAGCTGATGCCTATTCCCCGCTTGCTGATTGCAGGTTTCGGTAGTCGTGTGCGGCGATGGGCTTCCCTGGTCACTCCGGCTTGATCAGCGCGTTGTCGGTGTGGTCTTCGGGTATCTACAACATGCGGCATGCAGCCCTGTGCCTGGGTGAGGTGAATCGGCACACCACATGAGGTCCGGCGCTCCTCATAGCCGAGGCTCAGAGCGCTAATTCTGTTCAGTTGAATCTCCCTTACTGCCGCTGGGATTCGCGGGGCGCATTGCGTGCCGGGTCGTTCGCACGGTTCGAGCGTTTCGCTCTCGATCAGCCGTACAGGGTGTTCCTGTCGTGGGCGGGCTATCTGACCCGTCTGATCGCCGGTCGCCGGTAGAGGCAATGCGGTCTGTTGGTGTTTCTTGTATTGCGCTGGCTGTTAAAGAGCGTCAGGCCGTAGGCCCTTCGCAGTGGCTGTGTGTCGCTGCGATGGGGTTAATTTAGCCTCAAGCTAAAATATCGTCAATAGCTCCAAGCTAAATATTTAGCTATTGGCGAAATTAGCCGTGAGCCTTTAAGCGGCAAGGCACCCGCTGAGTCGCCCGTTGGCGCTTTACGCGGCGCTTAGCAGTGAGCTATTATTTTTATTTATCTGTATGGATGTACAGTATTTTTGGGAGGTATGAATCGTGGGGAAATCGGCGAATCAGGTAGTACGGCAAGAGATGAGTGGCATGGAGCGCCTTGCGCTGCGCGTCTCATCGATGATCAATCACCCCGTAGCGCAGGCGCAGCGCTGGGTGACGATTCATCGCCTGGACACGGACGGAGATCGGGAGTGGGAGGAGGTGCTGAGCGTGATCGCCAATACGGACGAGCTCGAGCTGACACTCAATGACGATGGCAGCGTGACGGTGAGGTGGGAGCAGCAGGAGGTAGAGAAGACAGAGAGAGGAGAGGTTGAGTTTAAGCCGGAAGAAGAGCCTGCGCCTTTCTGACATTTGAAGCCGAGCCCGCCGAGGCGACGGGCTCGACGTTACTATTGTGCTGTCTCTTTCTGAAGACTTTCGAGAAGCTCTTCTTTCGAGGAGGATGACAGTGAGGCGCGCTGAGTTTTCAGCCGGTCTAGTAAGTAGTCATTGCTGATTTCGAATTCATCAAAAATGGTTGGCCATGTTTTAATGTAGGTCTTTATTTTGTCGTCACTTGTTACAAGGCCGGGCTCACCGTACAACTGTGAAGTTTTCAGCCTGCTGTGGATAGAATAGGCTTCTTTAGAGATGTTTCGCCCTACTAAAATTAATTCAAATCTCGTGAGGTCGCTGTTAAATTCAGGGTAGTGACTTAAAATCGATGCGTATTCATCAAGTTGCTGCAGATGTTTATTGTTTAGTGATACCCCTGGTCGCTTGATCTCGACTATCACACATCTGAAAAATTTGCGGCCCCTTGCATCGAGTTGTAATTTTTTTCGAATTAAAAGTAAATCTACTTGTCGGTTCGCGCCTTCGATCTCTACATCGCTGGCTAAATCCTCGATAGTAACTTCACCGATGTTTTTTATTTTGGAGCGTAGGCTTTTTGCCGTGTTTGTGAATGTATCCTCTTCCGCTCCGAGTATTTCGTACGCAGGGCCAAATAGCCAAGTGTTATTTTCAATAACCTTTTGTAAGTCAGGAGTCTCTAGGATATCTTTGTAATGGACATTCATGATTTCCTTAAGCTGGCTAACTGCCGACTCGCGATGCTGCAATAATTCAATCGTTTGGATGATATTGTCGAGCTTTGTTTTCTTTAGCTGACTTGCAAGTTGGGTCATGGCTGCGGCATCCAGATTAAGTACGCTTTCGAGTACATCGAATATGCCACTATTTTCGTTTGAAACTGACAGCCTGTCTAATAATCTTATAATCAGTCTGCGCTGGGTTTTATTACCACCGACGAATAGTTTTGGCTCTCTAATTAGTACGGCTTTAACGATCTCTTTAACATGAGATAAGCGCCATGTGGACTCACTATGGTCAAGACCCTCATAACTTGGAAAGTCACCAGCTTTTTCAAAAGCGTCAATTTGCTCTTGTGCTTTACCTACTAGGAACTCTGCGTAGCAATGCCTTAAGAACGCATTTAAGTCTCTAATGAGCAACCGGAAGTCCTCGGATGTCAAGAAAGAACTAAAAGGTTCGCATAAGCTATCATCTTCTTTAACATAGCGCTCAAGAAAAGAGGATTTGATAAAAACGGAAGTATAATAGTCTCTTTTCTTGTTTAGGCTGCTGTACTGCTTGTAAATCGTTTTCAACTTGCTGGATATAAAATACAGATAAGATTTTTCTGTGCCAGGCCTCTCATCCCATTGGACCAGGTCTACATCAAATATTGCAGAGTTTATTTTGATAGCAAGTGAGGTTTTTGTGTGCGATTGGGGTAGGATTTTAATGCCATTTATAGTGATTGTTTTTTCCGGCATCAGCACTAGGTGCGGTCCAAATTCTTTGCTGAACTCTTTTATTAGAAAGCTGTCTGTTGGGAGGTTTTTTTCAAAGTTTGTCAGAGTGACGCATGTGCCAGACTTAAAATTCGAAAGCAGCACGTGCTGCTCATCTCGCTGAATGGTTCTGCCATCAACTGCGCTTAGATTACTGCTCAGCACTACAATTCGAGCATCGTTTCCCTCAAAGCGAGTAAACCATGTCGCACTATGACATATTTTGTGAAATGCGAGTCGACCCCGTCCCTGAGAACCATGAGAGTCGAATGAGTCCTTTTTTAATGAGTCGTTGAATCTGCGAAAATTTTCGTCTGGCTTATCAATGTTAATGCCAATGCCATTATCTAAAATAGTAACAGAAACAGTGCCACCTATTTCTGTGCTTTCAATGTCGATATGAACGGTTGTTGCTCCGGCGTCTAGACCGTTCCAAACAAGTTCGGCGAGCGCTTGCCAAGGCTCAACATTCTTGAAATGTTTAGTGATGCCACTGTGCGTGATGGTGTTAGAACCAGAAAAATCTCGGGCGACAAAATCCATGGTCAATTGATCATCCTCAGTTTTAGCGCCCGTTTAGCGCAGGTATTTCAGCATTTAAATTTAATGAGCATTCCACACCGGAAGCACCCGCTCCTGAACGTAGATCTCGTTACGCATGACGCAAAATCTTTCCCGCCGTCACCTCATCCGCATACCCAGCCAGCCGGTCCTCGTCCGCATGAAGCACCGTGCACATCTTCAGCACGGCCTGGGCGTCCGCCTCATTCCCGGCTAGGCTCAGCCGCTCCGCAATCCTCATCAGCTCTACGGCTGACCACTTGAGGTCGGAGGCGACACCTTGCAGGTCGCGCTTGAGGTTTTGGTTTGGCTTGGTCAGGGACATAGGGTCACACCGGTTGTCCGTTCCACACGTAGAGCACCCGCGCCAGGATGTGAGTGTCATCCACCCTGATGTCCTCCGGGTCATGGTGCTTATTGTCCGAAATCATCTTGAAGCGGTCCTTGCCTTTCTTCTGCAAACGCTTCACATACAGCATGTCGTCGTGGGAGAAGAGGTAGATACCGTCGCCTGTGAACTCCCGGATCGTAATGTCGACGAGCAGCGGGTCGCGGTCCTTGATCGTCGGCGCCATCGACTGACCCCACCCGGTGATCATTTTGAGATGGAAGTGTTCTTTGAACATGACGCCCATCTCGCGCAGGTGTTTTGGACTGACTCTTATGTCCTGGAGCATCTCTGGGAATTCGTGAGGGATCTGCCCGCCGCCCATCGCTGCACGTACGTCGTAGTGGGCAATCCACACCTCGTCGCCAACCTGGCCGGGGCGAGAGAAGTCGACGGTAATGACGTTGCTCGTCTCGGCAGCAGCCGCAATGATCCTGTCACGAGCGGTGCTCGTTAAGCCTTTGACCTTTGAAAGCATCTGCTTTATCTGGTCCGCCGCGGTCTGTACGGACGCCTCGCCTGCGTCATCGCCCGAAGTCAGCTCCTCGCCTGGAGTCGTCGACTCACCTGGCGATATGGAGTCAAACCAACCTCTAGGAAGCCCCTCGATCGCCTCGATTCTCCGCGCTACGTCATCTCCCAAATTCTTCGCAGTCTTGTCCGACAAAATCTGACTCAGGTGCGCAGGCGCCATTCCCCAGCGTTCGGCGCACGCGCCTTTTCGCTGGCTGCCTATGAGGCTGATCAGTTGTTGTTTACGAATCGCATAAATATCCATGCGGGCAAGAATGCCAGCGTTTAGCTCAATGCTAAATGTGCTCACGGCTAAATATTCCTTGCTACGATATTAGCTATAAGCTAAATTTCCCCCATGTTTAAGGAGAGATCCCATGAATGACCATCTGCGTGACTGGCTCGCCAGCGCTTCAAACGAACGGCGCCAGTCAGTGGCTGCCGCTGCCAAGACGACTGTAGGGCACCTGTGGCAGCTAGCAGGCGGTCATCGAAAAGCCTCGGCTGACCTGGCAGACCGCCTTCAGGACGCATCAGGGGGGGAGATCACCATCGCAGGTTTGCGCCCGGATCTTCTCGACCTGGCGCACAAAGTCCTACGCGGCGCCGCCTGACATCCCTGTCCGCCGTTCCATTGAAGCCAGATTAGAAGAGAGCAGTCCCCATGCAAACGTCCAGTTCCAGACACACCGTACAAACCCGTGATCAGGTGCTGGTCGCCCACGCTGCAAACCAGATCGCGCGCACCAGCCTGAGCCAGGACGACTTTGCCCAGGCGTTGAGCCGCGAGCTGCACCTGTCGTGCCCGGAGAAAGCTACCGCCAAAGAGGTGCCGGATTTCGCCGCACTGACTCTGCAAAACGACGTTGCCGACTTTGTGAAGGCTACCGGCCGCTGGCTTAAGCGTGTTCAGCGCTGGCTGTCCGGCGATCAAGAAATGCCGTCCTGGCTGGAAGAGTCGTGGGTGAACGCCCTTGAGCCTGAATTCCGTGACCACTGCGTAAACGAACTGGCGAGCCGCCACGGACTGACCGGCGCCCGCCAGATGACCAGCAACCAATGCGCGAACAAAAGCTTCGGCGCGCTGATCCGTGCGCTCGGCGATGTGATCGACACCGGCAGCGAAGTTTTTGACGACCAGGTGATGTGCGAACTGGATCTGCCGCACTTGCCGGCCTTCGCCAAGCAATGCCGCCAGGTTGAAGCGAAGGCGGGGGAGTTGGGGCGTAGAGCTGAGCAACTGCTCGCGGCGGCTCGGCCACTGAAATCCATAGCCTGAATTACAGGCACAAAAAAGCCGACGTACGAGGTCGGCTTTTTCTACAGGGGTAAACAACTGGAGCGAATCATGTACCAACACACAGAATCGATCAATAGCCCTAACATTCCCGCGCCACGTTTTGCGATATCTGAAAACGTGGCGCGAAATTCCTCAGTGATTCCGTTCGACTTCGACGGCGCCGCAATCCGTGTCATCACCGACAAGCTGGGCGATCCGTGGTTTGTCGCGCGCGACGTTGCGGACGCCCTCGGTTACTCCAAGCCGGAGAACGCTGTTGCTCGCCACTGCAAAGCAGCGACCACTACCCCGAAACAGGGTGGTGGGTTCATGACCATCATTCCGGAGCGCGACCTGTACCGCCTAGTAATGAAATCGAAGCTCCCGGCCGCGGAGCAGTTCGAGGATTGGGTTGTGGGCCAGGTCCTGCCGAGCATTCGCAAGACCGGCTCCTACTCGGCCCAGGCGCCAAACAGTTCGAAGGTTATCGGCGAGCTGGCCATCCTGGAATGTTTCGACCGCCTGCTGAAGCCTGCATCATCGAGCAAGATGATGATGCTGGCTCAGATCGCCGCCAACAATGGGCTGGATGCCAAGTTCCTTCCGGGATACGCCGTGGACGCCGCGCCAGATGCTGCTGGCGGCTCTTCGATGCCGACCAAGGCCGTTACCGCGCTGATCAAGGATCACGGCATCGCCAGCACGGCGGCCGCCTTCAATCGCCTCCTCGCGAAGCATGGCTACCTCAAGCTGCTCCAGCGCAAAAACTCCAAGCAGGTCATGGTCGATTTCTGGTCTGTGACTAAAAAGGGCCTGGAGTTCGGCAAGAACCTCACAAGACCTCAATGCCCCCGCGAGACGCAACCCCATTGGTACGTCGATCGCTTCCTTGAGCTGGCCGCTAAAGTCGGGAATGGCTGACATGCAATACACCGTCACGATTAACCAGGTGAAGGCGCTGGAGTGGGGGCTGAATTCTCAGCAGGCCCTGCTGTTCGCCTTCGTCTATGGCTGCCCGAGTTGGACCAAGCCAATCAAGACCGATGACGGGATCTTCTTCGCGCTGAGCAAGGCCAAGATCATCGAGGAGCTGCCGCTGCTCACTGACAAGCCAGACACTGCTTACCGCATGCTGAAGGCCCTGGAAGAGGCTGGACTGATTGAGCTTTCTAGCACGTCGAACATCACGCTTTTCCGCCTGACTGAGAAAGCTGTCGAGTGGAACCAGAAGCTTGATGGGTCGGAAAAATATCCGACCCCACCAAACAACAAGGGTCGGAAAAATATCCGATCTACCTCGGATAAATCTCCGAGCAAGATCGGAAAAAAATCCGGGCAAGGGTCGGAAAAATCTCCGACAAATCAGGATACCAATCATCAGGGTACCAATCAGGACACCAGTCAGGATTTGCAGGACGCCACCGGCAAACCGGCTCAGTCCTGCGGCTTGGTGCTGGTAGTCGATCGTACCGATGCCCCGCGGGTTGAGATTCCCGCTGACATGCCAGGCCCCAAAGACCAAACCTGCAAAACCTTCAAAGCCTGGGCGAACTACGCCATGGCTTACCGCAAACGCTACAGCGCCTGGCCGGTGTGGAACGCCAAGGTTGGTGGCCAGCTCGGCCAACTGGTCGACCGCCTCGGTGCTGATGTCGCCCACCACGTAGCCGCCCATTACCTGAAAACCAGCGATGCTTCTGTTCTGCGCAAATGCCACAGCCTCAACGAGCTGCTGGTCAACGCCGAGAGCTACCACACCCAGTGGGTGACCGGTCAGCGCATCAACGGCACCACTGCCCGCCAGATGGAGCGCACCGAAGCGAACGTCTCCGCAGCGGAGCAGGCCGCCCAGATGGTTTTGGCCAAACGCAAAGCAGGTGACCGCAATGAATACCTCTGAAATGAACGACCAGCAGGTTGCCGGGCTGGCAGCGGCCATTTGCGCAACAGCCGAGGCCATGGGTCAGGAAATGAGCCCTGGCACTGCGGCGATCATGGCTGAGGATCTTTGCGTTTACCCGGTGCCTGTGGTCCGTGCTGCGCTGAAGGCCTGCCGGCTTGAAGTGAAGGGCAAGCTGGCCATGGCCGACATTCTGCTGCGTGTCCAGGCAGTAGATGGCCGGCCAGGGAAGGACGAGGCCTGGCCGATCGCCCTGAGCGGTCACGATGAGAGCGAAACCGTTGTGCTGACCGCCGAGATCCAGCAGGCCATGACGGCCGCACAGCCGGTGCTGGCCCTGGGCGACAAGGTCGGCGCACGGATGGCGTTCATCAGCGCCTACGAGCGACTGGTTACCCAGGCCCGGGCGGAAGCTGCCCCGGTGTCCTGGCGGGTATCGCTGGGCTTCGACCCGGTGCGCCGCGTCACCGCCATTGAGTCGGCCGTACGGATGAAGTTGATCCCGCAAGAGCAGGGCGCCCAGTACCTCGCCGACCTGCGCATTGCGCCGATCACTGATGACGGTCGGGCCGTTGCTGGGCTGTTGACTGGCAACGTGGTCGAGCCATCGCCGAATCTGCGCGAAAAGCTGGCCGAAGTCCGAGCCATCGTCCAGGACGCAAAAAAACAACAGGACCGCCAGCGGCTGAAGAAGGCCCAGGCCGCGCGAGTCGAAACCTATCTGCGTCGGCGTCTCTTCCGCCGCCAGATTGCAGCCCTCCAGGCCAAGGAGTTGATCAGTGAATGAGTCCAGGCAACAGCAGATGCTCGCCGGCCAAACGGCCTTGGCCCGAAAGGTATTCGAGGTAGTCCCGATCCAGCAGCACTGGACCGCGCTCGATATCCATAACGCGTTGCGGACCTCCAATACCAGCAGCGCCCAGTTCCCGGTCGTCCGTGCATGTCTCAGTGACTTGAAAGAACACGGTCTGATCCGCGAGCCAGTGAACGGCCACTTCCAGCGCGATCCCGCAACCACCAAAACCAAGAGCGAGAAAGTCATGCCAAAGCCAGCCCATCAGGCCGTTGTTTCTGCCACTAAGCCAGACACTGGCGCCCTGGATGTCCTGGCCAGCCTTTCAGGCGAAGTGGTCGGCCTGGCCGAAGAGATCAGCAAGCGCATGAAGGCATTGGCCGGCCGTATCGAAGAGGTCGCGTTGTCTGTGGAGGCAGAGCGCGAGAGCAATGCCGAAGCCGTTGGCAAGCTGAAGCAGCTGCAAGATCTGCTGAAGGGGATTTCGCAATGATCGTTCACTTCGAACTGAAGAGGGTTGCCCATGGCTGAGCTCGCACTTATTCGCACCGCCCAGGGCCTGGTGCCGGCCACCGATGCCGACCGGGAAACGATCCAGGGCTGGAAGTCCGGACAGGTGGTCCACGGCAAATTCACCCGCATGCGCAACCCGCGGTTCCACGGTAAGTTCTTCGCCATGCTCGATCTGGCCTGGGATTACTGGGAGCCGGTCGGCGGCCTGATCCCGCGTCAGGAGATGCGTGGCATCCGTGGCTTGGCCAAGTTCTTCGAGGCGCAGAGCGGTAAGCCTGGGCAGCTGTCGAATGCGGTCGCGGCCTATATCAGCGGTCTTGAGCAGGCCCGCGCCGAACGCTTCCCCGCGGTCGACAAGAGTCGCGAAGCCTTTCGTGATTGGGTGACCATCGAGGCCGGCCACTTCCACCTTGTGCGCACCCCGGACGGCGTGCGCAAAGAAGCCAAGTCGATCAGTTGGGCCCGCATGGACGACACAGCCTTTGAGCCCCTGTACCGCGATGTCTTCAACGCCTGCTGGCGCCTGGTGTTGTCCGCGCATTTTGAAACCGAACAGGACGCCTTGTCGGCCGCCGACCAGATGGGGAGTTTTGCATGAGCCTCACTGCCAAGAAGCCACGCCCCAAGAAGTGCAAGAACCCAGCAT